TCTTTTGTTTCAGGAATCATTGAAGTCTGCATAAATTTAATAAAATCTATTAGCTGACCATCCTTTGCAGATAACCCACCAACCTCATCTATCCAATCGCAAACGATAACATCGTTAAAATCAATTGGTTGATTTAAAGTCTTACATCCGCTTTCGGCAGATGCTTGAATAATATGCACAATTGTTCCTAATTCAAAAGCCCCACTTGATAAAATATTGATTAAGTCTAAAAGAGATTTATTCTCTAATTCGCAAAATCTTTTCATCGCCCAAGTACCCCACTTCAAAGGGATTGTTTTGTTGTTGTTCAGTCTTAATTCAAACATAGTTTTATGCAGTTTCAGTTTGTGTTAATGGTGGTGTTGTTACTACGAATGTTGCAGTAAATTTAACATCATCTGCATCATCAGCTTGAACTGCAAAATCACTAATAAAAACTTGACCTGAATAAACTATATCTCCTGAAGTTGGAGTTGCTTTACCCATCTTCATATTAAAAGATGTTTTAGCATAATGTGCTGCATACAATTGTTGGTAAGAATCCTTACTTGGAGTTCCTGTTTCATCAATTGCAAATCCTTCACACTCAAAAGATTGAGTAAATATAGGACTTGGTGTGTATGAATTACCACACTTTGAAGTTGCATCAATCGTGTCATTCGTTGATGTAAATGAGTTAGTCGTAAGACAGGCAACAGGTTTAAATGTTGCGTCTCCGTCTATGTCAGCTAAAAGGATATAATCCCTACCGCTTACTTTTGTTTCTGCCATTTTATTTTAATTTTGAGTTATTATTAAATTGTAAGTTATTATTGTTCTAAATACGTTGTCCAAAGGGTTTAAACCATCCAAATTTCTAATTGCACCAACCACTAAACTTGAAGCATAAAACCCATTTGCATGGGTAATATTAGTATCGGAATTGATTGCAGTTAATATTAAATCGCTTATTGTTTCGGCTCTTTTATATCCAAAGTTACTATTTTTTATGACAATGTCAACATCAATGGTAACCGAGTTGGTGTAACTGATTTTACCTTGTTCCTGCGCGGATGTTCTGCCTGTCATAATTATATATTCATCAGTTGCGGAATCAGGTGCTATCCCATCATAAACAGGTAATGCACTTGAACTTGTCAAGTTGGTATAAAACCACTTCTTTATTTCTATATTAGGATTAAGCATTTAATAATTTATTTAGTCTTTGTATAAGTTTATGTTTCTCCATTTCGTAAGCTGGAACTAAAAATGGTTGTGGTCGCATACCTTTTCTTAATATGCTTAAAGCTATTACATAAGCCAAACCTTTATCATTTTTACCATTACCAATTCCTTTACGCTTTACCCACAAAGTTAATGCTTCAACCATATCCTTAAACTTGCCTCCGCTTTTACCTTTAAATTGCTGGGCATAAGATTTGAAGTCAGCAGGTACATTTACTTGTGGTCCTGTTCCAAATTCAACATAAGCAGAATACGAAGCGTTAGCTGCAACCGAATAAGTCAACTCGCCATCCTTTGTAAGTGCTATTGAGTTCCTTAATTGACCAAAGTTTACAGGTGCTAATCTTTTAGCCTGATTCTCTATTTTTAATGCAGATGCGTTTATTTCATCGCTTACATCAACTTTTAATGCAGTAGATAAGTTATTTAACTTTCCTTCAAGTTCCTTGATTCCACTTAAACTTACTGCGAATGCCATTATGCGTACATTAATATTTCGTAAAATCTAAATTGATTCTCTACATCCTTTATTGAATGAATTGTATACATTTCCCCTTCTGCCTCTATTTTATACATATTGTTAATCGTTACATCGTACCTGATAAATACTTTAGCAGAACGAGTAAAACTCAATTGTAATTCCAACAATGCCCTATTCTCATCCATAGGTCTAAAATCCCCAAATACGACCTCCTGTAAAGCATAGGTAGTAATATACCCACCTTGCCCATCAGCGGTGATTGTAGGCACATATAAGCCTATTTCCGAGTACATTGTATTGGCATCAACATAGTTTGCCTTTTTGCTTCCTATCCTCATAATATTGGGCTTATTCTTGTCCAGCGTTGACAGGCTTTCCAAGTCTTTTCACAAATACCTGTATCACTATCCAATCCTCTATTTTCGTAATCGTAACTAACTTGGTCTAAAATAGCAATCTTTAAATCGTTCGGAATCGTTGCGTAACCTACAACATAAGTTGCCTTTAAGTTTTGAAATTGCGGTCTTTGTAATTGTGGAAACTTACCACCTACCAAAGTGTAATCAGCAGCAACAATAGTGTCTCCGTTTTGGTCTATTAATGATGTAAAACTATTCATCGGACCATAAGGCAGCTGGAAGTTACCATCCCAATTTGTAAACCATACAACCGCAGTCTTTGCTATTAAACTCAATCCTGTACCTACTTCAACTGCTTCCCTTGCTTGTTTAATCATCAAGGTAATTTGGTTATCATCAACATTTGTAGTAACCCTACAATACAATTTTGCTTCTGCTAATGTAACAGGTTCAACAACTGTGCCTATGTCGGTCAAAGTAAAATCAATGATAAAATTATTATATGACATACATCTTTTTTACAAATTTACAATAAATATAATAAAAAACCCCACCGATTAAGATGGGGTCTTTTTTATCTAACCTTTAAAACTATACGTTTCCTAAATCAGCATAGATTGCTGAAGTTGGTTGCATTAAGTTGATGTCCTCATAACACTCTATTCTCGCAGTAACCATATTTTGTTGGAAGTTACTAGCGTTCTCATAAGAGAACTCAATAGCTAATCCTTCAACTTCAACACGCTCACAGAAGTTACTATCCATAATTAAAACCTTGTCATCAGTAACCCAAGATGCAGCAATTACAGGTACTCCCCATATTGTGATGCCACCATTTGGTGAAACGATAACTGAACCATTACCAGCGTAGTAACCAGCAGTGATAGTTTCTTTCAATAAACGACCTAATTGAGCAGGGCTTACCAAAGCAACTGAAGCTACAAAGTTTGCAGTCTTTTGGTTACCGATGTAGTCAACTAATTGCTTTAAATCATCAGTTTCAGCAGTTGTTGTAGAACCTGTTGCAGCAGCAGATACAGTTGCAAAGAAAGCCGAGTTTTCAGCTTTGAAGAAATCTCTAGTCAACATTCTTGGTAAAGTTGTACTCAAGAAAGGTAAACTTCTAGCCATTTGTTTTGAGAATGTAGAGAAACCAGCGATGTAATCATTAACCACTTTAACCTCGCTTAATGCGTAGCTGTTCTCACCTTTGTTTGAACCTTCAGTTTGAGCAGCAATGTTATTAGTTGTTGCAGTCTCTTTGTAGAATACATACAAACCACTTTCACTTCTTACTGTTGGAACTAAATCACGGAAGTTAATTGCTTGACTAGGTAAAACTGAAGCATTAATAGCATAAGATGCTTGAGCATCTCCTGTTAAACTTGCACTTAAAGTCATTGACTTAACATCTCTTAAATCTAGACGATACTTACCATTTGATTTCATTGATTTTTCCATTTCATCCAATTTGCCATCTAATTTCTCAATGATAGCCTCATCCAAAAACTTTACTTGTTTAGATGCGTTTTTCTTTTGTGCAGCAGCTTGAGCATCAAATTGTTTTTGTGCTTCATCTTTTACTACACGGATTTCAGCGTTTGTTGCTTCCAACTTCGCTTCAATACTAGCTTGAAAACCTTTAAGGTTATCAGCCATTTCGTTAATTACGTTTTCCATTTTTACTTTTTTAGTATTTTATTAAATTCTTTAATTGCCTTCAAGATTTCCGCATCATTGTTTTTGATTTCCTCAATTATCGGCTGGGGTGCTTCTGCGACCGCAGTGATTTCTTTAACGACTTCAATCTCCAATAAATCCGCTTGAATCCTTTTTATTTCAATCTCCATCAACGCAAAGGTTTCATCGGTAAATTTACCGCCTTTAAACGCTTTCAAAAGTTTCTCTAGCCTGTTTGCTAATTGTTCTCTTTTTACTTCACTCTTTACTGAAATAGTTGGTGTTTCAGGGTTTGCTGCCCATAATACCGCACTACCTTCATAAAGTTTAAGTTCCGTAATAGTTCTTACTCCATCCTTACCAACGCTTGAATTTATTGTAGTAAATCCAATTGAATGCTGATTAATTAAACCTGCATCGTACATCTTCATAATATCTTCACCTGTTTCGGTCATTACGATAGGAGTAATTGCAATAAGCATATCACCTTCAACATATAATTGTTCAGGCTTACCGATAACCGCTTCCATTTCAGCACAATGGTCAACTAAAGACCATATCAAGTTTTTACCTGCTGGACCTCTTTCTTTTAAGGTTTTGGTAAATGCTTCGGGAACAATAATATCGTTATCTAAATCTACATTCCCTGTTCTTGCCCATACGGCTTTTACCCTGCGTTGTTCGGTGTCAACATCCATTACTTCATAACCGATGTCTTGTTTTTCAACAATTAAATCTTTACTTGAGTATGTTTTCATATTTACAAAGTTATATTTTTTTTTATTATTCAAACAAGTCTGCAATTAAGTTTCCTATTTGCATACCTACTGCGTTAGTTAATATCCCCCAAATCATCCCAACATTGCCTTTTGGTGGGTTATCTTGTAGCTTTAATAGTTTGCCGTTTTTATCCCTTTGTGCTTCATATCCTAAAGTACATCGGCAATTGCAAACATCTCCAGCACTTCCTGTTGAATCGCAGGGATGTAACATAAAATCAAAACCACCTTTTTTATTTTGCAGTTTGAATGTTGCATCCATTGGGATTTTAGTACCATCCATATTTAGGTGGTCAAATTGGTCTCTTGGAATCCTTCTTGTTCTATTGTCTTTTGCAGCAATCCATTCTTTGACAGTTACAAGTCCTGTACTCGTTGCACCAACCATTGAGCCGATATTTGCAGCCCTTCCCGTTTCAGTTCTTGCTATAAGTTCCGCTCTATAATCCGTAATTCCTGCGTTTCTTAATAATGCAATTGATTCAGGTAGTGTTAAGTTTTGTTCTGCTGATTGAATTAGGTATCTTCTAATTTGTTCTTTAGTTGTATTGGTAATATCGTAAGCCAATTGGTCAAGTCCTTGCGTTTGTAAATACTGAAGGATAGTGTAACTAAACAAATCCGTTTCAGCTGACTTTACTTCCAATGCCTCGTAATGTCCTTTAACTGACCTTTTAACGACCTTACTGCTTATTTGAGCCATCTTTACACCCATAGCCAAATGTAGCTTTTGTATGGTCTTTTTAATGGCTTTATCGCTAATTGCGTTATAGTCTAATGTACGGCAATACGTATTCACTTGATTTTGTAGTTCTTTTTTGAACTTCGGTGAATATTGCTTTAATGCGTTGGCATATAATTTTCTATAATCTTGCCAAATCATTTTATGGGTTTTGGTCAGGAATATTCAAAGGTTGAAATTGGTCAATAGTTTGCAATCCTGTTGGGATGTAAAGTTTCTCTAATTCTTCGGTAGGAATATAATCAGGCACTTCAATATTCATTATATCTAACTTTTGTTTAGGGCTAATCCACCACGCAGTATTTAACCACGCAGTTTGTTCAGCTTTATTTGCTTCTAATTCTCCGTAAACTGAAAGGTCGTAATCAACATAAAGATTTGTTCCTTTATAACCCCAATCCGTGTGTAGTTTCCTATTAAGGTTTTCAGTCAATGAGCTAAGTAATGGGATGGCACAACGAAGTGTTAATGCCTTTTCCCCTTCTCTTTGATTGTTATATGTCTTTGAATCGCTATCGTTTAAAAGTTGACTAGGTACTCCGTAGATATTACAAAGTGCTTTTAAATCCCATTTCTCCGATTCAATGATATTAAGTTCCACAGGAGAAAGTCCGATTTGTTTCCAATCTACTTTATAACCTGATACTGCTATTGAGTTAAAGTTAGCTGCACCGCCCTTTTGACTAACTGCGGTTTTTAATGCCTGTGCCTGTGCTTGACCACTTGTTGGGTCAAACCTTTCGTCGTTCATAAATAAAACTCCAGCAGGTCCACCATTTTGAAATGATGCAACGGCAGCGGTTTTAGCTTCGTTACTTCTTGTTAAGTTTTTGGCTGCTGCTCTTAATGGGCTTTGTCCGTATAACTGTCCACCTGTAACTCCCCATTGTGGATTGAAGTATTTATCGTGTAAGATTTCTTTTGTATCAAATGACCACATTTGTCCATAATAAAGTTGATACCCAGCTCTTGTTGGGGGGAACACATTGATATTTGCAATAATAGCCATATACTGACTAGGAAGTGCAAATAATTCATAAGGTTTACCTTGATTGTTCCCAGCTTCAATAAGTTTACCATAAATAAAAGAATTACCTGTTATTAACTTAAAACCGCACCATTGTTCAACTAAATCACTCCAGCAATCTTCTTCATTAGGATATTTAAGCAACTCGTTTAAGCGTTGGTCTCCTGTGTAAAGTTCGTATGCCTTTTTGTGTAATGTCTCAAGTTCTTTTAGGTTGATGTCTTTTTGTGCAGCCAATGATTTGTATTTCTTTGCAGCCTTTTCATCTACAACCTTGTAAACGTGAAATGGAGCAATTTTTGCTTTATCAGTTATTAGTTTAATGATTGAGTAAACTATATCGTTTGCTACATATCCATCATCAACAAAACTTCTTTGGTCTGCTCCTT